TACGCCTGGCGGTCACCAGGTAAGAAATCCCGCAGCTTTGTCATCGATAAAGAGGGGTTTAGAACCTTCCTTGTCCATTCGCTAGGCTGGGATGTGAAAGTAGTTGATGCGGAGTTTAAATCCGCTGGAATTCATTAGGAGGAATTAATCATGACATGGATTGATGCAGGAATGCATTTGAGTTTAGCTGCAGCAGCAGTAGCATCTATTTTATCAATGATGATGTTATAGGAGAAATGTAATTATGAAAGCTATTCCGGTAAACAAAACAGCAATGGCTGCACATTTAAAAGCAATCGAATCAGATCGAATTTTAAATCATATCGATAGCAATATCATGGATGCGGCATATGAGCTGCAAAATTTTATGTGTGATTACGATGAATCTGAAATCCGTATTATCGTCACTACAGATGGTATTACGGCCGAAAGAATTGAAGAGGAGGACGAGTATTAATGGGCTATATGTTAATTGGCACGTTTTTGGTAGCGGGCTCTATGGGGGCCTTAGAGCTTGACCAAATAGGATATGTACAGTTCTGTGTGCAGGCTCTCATCGGTTTGGCCATATCCATGTATGGTTACAAAAAGGATATGGATGAAGTTGATGCTGAAGACCGCGAAGATGTCGAGTACATTCCGCAAGTAAGAAAATGCGGCGAATACTGTCGCAATCCATATTACAACTAAATACATATAAGGAGGTGATTAAATTGCGAAATTGTAGTACCTGTCCAAAGCGAGATTATTGCATTCCTGATGAATGCGAGGATTTGGGCATAAAAAATGAGCCTGATGATGCGGCAACATCAACAAGCTCAAATTAGAAAAATATCCATTTAAAGTATACCACAGAAAGGACATATTATGGAATTCTTATTAGTTACTTACGATACTAGCGATTATTACTGGCCAAATAATACGCCAGCTCATGACTATGATGAATTTTGGTTTAGATATTACGAATCCGATACAAACGTTCCAATCGATAATATTGGTGTTGGTGATTGGGTGGTTGTTAAATCAAGAAACGGCTTAGGCATTGCTCGTGTTTTGAAAAAGGCAAAAGACCTTGATACTGTTCGGATGCAAGGCTTCAAAGGAAATGTAGTTAAACAGGTCATTGCAGTTATCGATACTTCTAAATGCGATAAACGTGAAAGCGATCGAGCTAAATTGGAGGACATAGAAAAGAAACTCGAACAAAAGGCTAAGAACGCTGAGCGCTTGACCATGTATCGGTTACTTGCAAAAGATAATCCGGAATTCTCAGCGTTACTTACTGAGTATGAATCTGTAAAGGCGTCTGTCGATGAATTATAACGCTTTCATCAACTCAAAGTCTAAAATGTCGGAATCTCATGGATTTGATATTGATACAGGTATGCTAAACAAACACCTATTTGATTTTCAACGAGATATCGTTAAGTGGGCCTTGGCAAAAGGTAAAGCTGCCATATTCGCAGATTGTGGATTAGGTAAAACTTTAATGCAGCTGTCCTGGGCGTATGAGATTTATCTACATACAGGTGGATCAGTACTCATATTAGCACCGCTAGCTGTGGCCGCTCAAACACAGTCCGAGGGTGAACGTTTCGATATTCCTGTGACTATATGCGAATCCGATGATGACATTGTACCAGGCGTTAATATTACGAATTACGAGAAATTGGGCCGATTTAATACCGATAATCTGATAGGTGTCGTGCTTGATGAATCGAGTATCCTAAAGTCATTTACTGGTAAAGTACGTACGGATTTAATAAATCGATTCAGTAATACACCATATCGGCTGGCGTGTACAGCAACACCTGCTCCAAATGACTATATGGAGCTTGGCAATCATGCGGAGTTCCTCGGTATTATGAGCCGTAATGAGATGCTATCCATGTATTTCACGCACGATGGTAGTGATACCGCTAAATGGCGATTAAAAGGCCATGCAGAGAATACCTTTTGGGAGTGGATGGCGTCATGGGCAGTAGTGCTAGATAATCCGGCATCCCTGGGTTATGAAGATGATGGTTACGAATTGCCTGATTTACACGTACATGAAATTGTTGTTGATAAAACAGGTGAGGATGTCCCTACTTTATCCTTACTGGAACGCCGCAGGGCTCGCAAAGCATCTCTTGAATCAAGATGTAGAGCAGCAGCTGATTTAGTCAATGCATCTAATGAGCAATGGCTAGTGTGGTGCGACCTTAATGATGAATCGACCACTTTGAAAGAAATGATTGATCTCGCAGAGGATGTCAAAGGTAGTGATAAGGCAACTCGAAAACAGGGCATGATGTTAGGTTTTGGTTCTGGATTCCTAAAATGTTTGGTAACAAAGCCAAGTATCGCCGGATTCGGAATGAACTGGCAAAACTGCCACAATATAATATTTGTTGGGCTATCCGATAGTTATGAACAGTATTATCAAGCACTTCGCCGATGCTGGCGATTTGGCCAGAAGCATGAGGTGAACGCATATATCGTAATCTCCGAAAAGGAGGGCGCGGTTAAAGCAAACATCGAACGTAAGGAAGCGGATGCTATAAAAATGAGGGACGCTATGATTGCGCTTACTCGTGACGCTGTTCGTACTGAATTATCTAAAACTAGACGGGAATCAACGGAATACAATCCGTGTGTGCCGATGGTGTTACCTAACTGGGCAGAAATGAGGGCTGTTATATGACTAAAGTTTACGTAAGCCATCCATTCGGAGGGCTGGCTAAAAACAAAAAGAATGCTGACTCTGTATTAAAGTGGCTGCAGGACGATATGGGTGTATTTCCGATAAAGGAACCTTTTGGCAGTGATACGCATAATATATTCCTATCACCTATACATATGTTTGGGCATTTATATAACAAGGTTGATTATGATACCGGCATAGGCTGGTGTATTGACCTTCTAAGTGGTTGCGATGCAATCGTACTGTGCAACGGATGGGAGAACTCAACCGGGTGCAATTTGGAGCTAGCTTATGCTAAGGATCATAACATAAGAGTCCTCCACATCAATGAATTAAAAGCAGCTAAATCAATTAGATTAGCCGTTGATGCAGGCATGAATAAAGGAGTAGCCGCTTTTTTTGGATTTGCAATGCTGCATACGCTAAATAAGAAAGCAAAGGAGGACCTACAACGTGAACGTGCTAAATCAGTTAATTGAGTCCCGATTTGCAATTTATAACGGCGACTCAGTAGAAGTGCTGAAAGGGCTACCTGATGATAGCGTTCATTACTCTATATTTAGCCCTCCATTTAGTAGCTTGTATGTTTACTCTAATTCTGATAGGGATATGGGCAACTCATCTACTGATAGCGAGTTTTGGCAGCACTTCAAGTATTTAATTACTGAATTACATCGTGTAATAATGCCAGGGCGATTAGTATCGGTCCATTGTATGGATTTACCACTCACGAAATCCAGGGACGGTGTTATTGGAATGAAAGACTTTCCTGGTGACATTATTCGAGCCTTTCAGGATGCTGGATTCGTGATGCATTCCCGAGTCACGATTTGGAAAGACCCTCTCATTGAGGCTACTCGGACAAAGGCTCTAGGGCTTTTACATAAGCAAATTGTAAAAGATTCTGCCATGTGCCGTATGGGGGCGCCTGATTACATCGTAACGTTGCGTAAACCTGGCGACAATCCGGAGCCCATCGCGCATCCAGAAGGGTTTACACAGTTTTTCGGTCAAGAGGAACCTGAGGGCGTTAAAGGAATTGAACGACCAGCGCCGGATCCAGAGTTGTTTGATAAAAAGCAAAAATACAATACGGAGCCTATGTATAGCCACCAGGTATGGCGCCGATATGCTAATCCTGTATGGGCTGACATCCGCCAAACACATACGCTGAATTATAAAGCAGCTCGTGATAATAAGGACGAACGTCACATTTGTCCATTACAGCTAGATACTGTGGCTCGATGCATCGAATTGTGGAGTAATCCGAATGATATCGTACTTGATCCGTTTGCCGGTATCGGTACTGTACCAGTTATGGCACTTCGTATGGGTCGTAGGGCTTTAGGGTTTGAGTTAAAAGAATCGTATTACAACCAATCAATTATTAATATTCAGGAGGATTTAAACAATGATTAAAGTTGAAGTTCAAGGAGTTAATGTACTAGATGTATATAACCAGCTAAAAGCTGTGTTAAATCAATTCAGAAGTTTTGTAGATAACGACAGAGCAATGGATGATAAAGCCCCTGGCATAGTAGATACAGTGGTATCCACAGTAGCAGCACCGTCCATGTGTGTATCTAATCTATCTCCGCAAGATGCAAATCAAGTTGTACCTACTACAACAGTAGCTGTGCAACCAAACTCCGTATCCATGACGGCACCTAATGCAGCTGTACAAGTTACTCCTACTCAAGTAGCCATTACAGCACCAACTGTCAACGTGGCAACTGATACCCCGGTACAAACAGTTACGGCACCTGTGCAAACACCTGTTACCGCTCCAGTATCTCAGGAAGTTAAGAAGTATACATTGCCTGAAATTCAAGCGGCGCTTGCACCATTACTTGACGCAGGGAAAGCTGTAGAATTGCAACAATTAATGGCACAATTCGGTGTTCAATACTTGGGTGAAGTACCTGAGGACAGATACCCTGAATTAGTAAATGCAATTAGAGGATTGGGGGCAAGAATCTAATGGCACCTCGATCACATGCATTATTAAACGCATCGGGGTCGCACCGCTGGCTGAATTGTACAGCCGCCCCTCTCCTAGAGGAGAACTTTCCCGATAGTACATCTGTGTATGCAAAGGAAGGAACCCTGGCACACGAACTGTGTGAGTTAAAACTACAGAAGTATACCACGGCCATGGCTAAATCCACATACACTCGCAAGTTCAACAAAATCAAAAAAGATGAGTTGTGGCAACCAGAAATGGACGATACCTCGGAAACATACCTTGAATATGTCAAAGGTGTTATGTTAGGTTGCGCAGCAACTCCAGTAGTAGCCATTGAAAAACGCGTTGACTTTAGCCGTTATGTACCCGATGGATTTGGCACGGCCGACTGTATCGTCCTATCCGGCGACACCTTGCACATCGTTGATTATAAGCACGGAAAAGGGGTAGTCGTTGATGCGGAACACAATCCGCAAATGATGTTATACGCCCTCGGTGCGATTGACGCATATAGATTACTATATATGTTCAATACAGTCAAAATGACTATCGTACAGCCCCGTGTTAATAACATCAGCGAATGGGAAATCCCTACGGCAGAACTACTGGAGTGGGGTAATACCTTCGTCAAACCTCGCGCAGATGAGGCTATGTCTGGTAACGGTAAATTTGAACCCGGTGACTGGTGCAGATTCTGCAGGGCAAAACAACAGTGCAAAGCCCGATATGATGCAAACGACTCATTGTACAGTGCGCTAGTTGCTAATCATGATCCTCGGCTTATCTCGATGACAGAACTCGGTGAATACCTTCGTCGGGGGAAAGACGTCGCTGCTTGGCTCGAAGATATGAAAGACTACGCACTCACTGAATCTCTTATTGGGGTGACAGTCCCTGGCTGGAAAGCCGTAGAGGGTCGTGGTAGTCGGGCATTTCAAGACACCGATGCTGCTATTGATACTTTAATTAAAGCTGGCATCGATGAAAGCATTCTGTATGAACGTAAGACATTAACATTGGCACAGATGGAAAAGACCATCGGTAAAACCCAATTTAATGATATGGTAGGCGACATGATAGTTAAGAAAGCAGGCAAGCCTACCCTAGTTGAGGAATCCGATAAGCGCCCTCGGATTACCAATCAACCTACTGCGGCGCAAATATTTAATATATCTAATGATAATAATGGAGGTAATTAATTATGTCATTCGTTCCACAACCAACTGAAGTATTATTGCAAAATGTTCGTGTATCCTATTGTCACCTATTAGAACCTTGGGCTAATTCCACACAGCCTGGTGCTAAACCTAGATATTCAGCTACTATTCTATTACCTAAAACTGATGTAGCTCAACACCAAGCTCTCATGAATGCTATCGAAGCTGCTATCCAATCAGCTCGTACTAAATTCGGCGCACGTGTTCCGGCACAGCCAAAAGTACCAATTCATGACGGTGATGGATACACACAATCCGGGAAGGAGTTTGGTCCTGAATGTAAAGGTCATTGGGTATTTACAGCAGCGCAAGATGCTAGCTATAAAGTTGAAGTAGTAGATCTTCAAGGTAACCCTCTTACAAATCCTACGCAAGTATACTCCGGCATGTATGTCAATGTACTCGTTCGATTCTTCTTCTACTCCAATCAATCCACTGGTATCGGATGTGGTTTGGGCCCGGTTCAAAAAGTACGCGATGGTGAAGCATTGGGCAGCATGCCTGTTGCAGCATCCTCTGTATTTGGTGCACCTCAAGGTAGTGCGGCTAATGTTTATACCGGTGCTCCAGTAGCAGCAGGTCAACCTGTGCAACAACAAGCAGCTCAACAGGGTTATGTACAACCGGCATATGCTACGACACCTCAGCAATCTGTACAACAAGCTCCTGTAGGGATTAACCCTGTAACTGGTCAACCTTACTAATAGGTGCCTGATATGAGGCATCTAAGTATTGATATAGAAACATATTCATCGACCGATATCTCATTCGGAGTGTACAAATATACTGAATCGCCTGATTTCACCATATTACTATTTGCGTATTCCTACGACTTTGGTCCTGTTGAAGTTGTAGATTTAGCGCAGGGAGGAGTAATTCCTGACAATGTAATTCGTGATTTATTAAACCCAGATGTAATCAAGCACGCTTACAATGCACAATTTGAAATTACGTGTCTAAATCGTGCAGGGTTACTCACATCTGTTGATCAGTGGCAGTGTACGATGATTCACGGTGCCTACTTGGGATATCCTATGGGCCTAGCATTACTCGGCAAGGCCCTGGGGTTACCTCAGGATAAGAAAAAGGACACATCAGGGAAAGCACTTATCAAGTACTTTTGTACACCGTGTAAGCCTACCAAACGAAATGGTGGCCGTACACGTAATCTACCTAGACACGATACGGATAAATGGAATGCTTTTATCGAGTACAACCGCCAGGACGTTGTGACTGAGATGGAATGTTATCACAGATTAGCCTCATTCCCTGTGCCTGATGATACGTGGAAAGATTGGTATCTTGATATCCAAATCAATAGTAGAGGGGTGCGCATCGACCATGAATTGGTTGAGGGTGCACTATACATTGATGAGGAAAATCGAGAAATGTTGATGAATGAGGCTTACCAAATCACGGGGCTTAGCAACCCTAATAGCCGAAACCAATTGCTTGATTGGCTAAACAATAATACTAATGTCAGTCTTGAGAAGTTAACTAAGGACACTGTGGCTGATGCTCTGATGGATGCTGATGACGTTGCCGCAAAAGTGCTTATGATTCGTAAAAAGCTAGCTAAGTCATCGGTATCTAAATATACGATGACTGATAGTGCTATGGGCGCTGATCTTCGTCTCAGAGGAACATTGCAATTCTATGGTGCTAACCGTACCGGACGCTGGGCGGGCCGTCTTATCCAGGTGCAGAACCTGCCAAGAAATTACATCGAGAACCTCGACACGGCTCGGCATCTCGTTAAAACCAAAAACCGTCAAGGGTTAGAACTTCTATACGGCGATGTATCGGATACGCTATCTCAATTAATTCGCACCTCAATTATTGCTGAAAAGGACAATACATTATGTGTGGCAGACTTCTCGGCCATTGAGGCTCGTGTTATCGCCTGGTTATCGGGAGAAAATTGGCGGCAGCGAGTATTCGCTGAGGGCGGAGACATATACTGTGCTTCTGCATCATCGATGTTTGGTGTTCCTGTTGTTAAGCATGGCGAGAATGGGCATCTTAGACAAAAGGGCAAAGTCGCTGAATTGGCACTTGGCTATCAAGGCGGAGTGAATGCATTAAAAGCCATGGGAGCTCTTGATATGGGACTCCATGAGGAGGAATTACCTGAAATCGTAAATTTATGGCGCAACGCATCGCCTAGAATACGAGATTTGTGGTATGCCGTTGAGAATGCGGCCGTGTACACCGTTACTACCGGGAATCCTATAGGCCTTGACCACGGCATTATGTTCCGTTTGGAAATTGATCCAATATACGGTTACCGTTATTTGACGATTGAGTTACCGAGTGGACGTAAACTATTTTATCCTAGCCCAAGCATTAAGCAGAATGCGTTCGGTAAGGATGCTGTACATTTTAAGACTAAAGTAAACGCTGCATGGGCTACTGAAAGCACCTATGGAGGCAAATTAGTCGAAAACATCACACAAGCAGTCGCTCGCGATTGTTTAGCGTTAACGTTACGCCGATTGGAGAATGCAGGATATCAAATTATCATGCACATACATGATGAAGCTGTACTTGAAATCAACAAGGAGAATGCAGAATCTACGTTAAATGATGTTAACGCTATATTCTCAATTAACATACCTTGGGCAGATGGACTGCTATTATCATCAGCGGGTTTTACTAACAGCTATTATATGAAAGATTAGGAGGGGATACACTTGCAAAACGATAAACTGATTACCATCAGTATCGGTGCGAGTCGCACATCAAAGCAATGGACCCGTACGGAGATGATGTGGTCCGAGTTTTGTGAACGCCTCAAAATCCCCGTTCGTACAACAGAAACCGTGGACGAATACCACAGATTGCCAAAATCCGAGAAAAGCAAGCTAAAGGACATAGGCGGCTTTGTTGGTGGTACTTTAAACGGTCTACAACGTAAAGCTATTAACGTGTCTGGGCGTGATTTGATTACTCTTGATATGGATGCCATATCGCCTGGGGAAACTGAGAATGTCGCTCGCACGATTGACAGCCTAGGCATGGCTTATGTCATCTACTCAACCCGTTCTCATACGGTGCATCGTCCACGGTTACGTGTTATTGTCCCTACTGATAGAACGATGACACCTGATGAGTATGAGCCTATTGCTCGTAAGCTGGCGGAGCTCATCGGCATTGGTATGATGGATGGAACTACGTTCGAAGCTTCTCGGCTCATGTATTGGCCATCATGCCCGAACGATGCGCAATATGTATATTACGTAGGCGATAAGGCATTCTTATCTGCTGACGGTATGCTCGGCCAATACACTGATTGGCGAGATGTGCGTTCTTGGCCACAAGTACCAGGTAAGGAAGCATCTCAGCATGAAAAGCAGCTACTTGCAAAGCAAGCTGATCCGAGAGAAAAACCAGGTATCGTAGGTGCCTTTTGTCGAATATATGGTATCCGTGAGGCGATTGATAAATTCATACCTCATGCATATGTCGATGTTGACGGCAGCGAGGACCGCTTAACGTTTGTTACTGGCTCAACGGTAGCCGGGGCGGTTATCTATGATGACGATACATTTCTGTTCAGTCACCATAATACTGACCCGTGCAGTGGTCAATTGGTTAATGCCTTTGACCTTATCCGGCTGCATAAGTTCCACAGCTTAGACGAGACGGCTAAGGATGGGACACCTGGGCACAAACTGCCATCTTACATGGCTATGTCTAAACTAGCTATGCAAGATACGGTAGTCGTTAATGAACTCAACATGGCTCGCGCCCGAGAATCGGCATCAAATGTATTTGCTGATATTGATAAAAGAATTTATGAGAGAATAGATGAAAATATGGAATACGATAAATTTGGTCTTAATGAAGAACAAACCGAAATACTGTACAATATGGAATACTATAAGACTGTTAACGATATTGAGTGTACGAAAGTACCGGTAGGTGGTGAAAAGATACGTGAACTTAAAAGGGAATGGATTGAAGAATGGAAAGCGTATATGACCGCAGGTTTTTCGGGCTTTATGAATACCGGAAATGCAGAGCTGAATTGGTATACATTGGAAGAACTTGATGATAAGATTAAGGATAATGATCCTAAAAAGCCTTGGTTCAGGCTGGTACTTTTGGAGGCAATGCTTTTTGAACCTTACTTTCCTATGAGTACGGAAACTGATAAAAAAGGGAATGAGGTTCCTACAAAGAAGTATAGTAAGTTGAACTCTCCAATAGCAGGATATAAAAAGGGAGAGGGAGATAAATATTTGGAGGAGAGATTTGCCTCAGTACATCAGTTGTCAGGATATTTGAATAGGCTA